CATGTGGTTTTAAATAAAGCAAAATGGGAAGCAGCAAATGCTTATTGTAGACAAAACAATATCAAGTTTAGAATTGTTAGCGAAAAAGATATATTCCACCAGGGACGTAGAGGCTAAATAATAGTAGCATATAACGGATACTATTATGACTAAAAAATTAGAAGACTTGTTAAACTTGCCAGAGGCACAGGATATGATTGCAGAAGAAGAAACTAAACCTGTACCTGCCGAACAGCAAGATACATTTAGAGATATTGAAGAATTAGATAAAATCAATGCAGCTTTACCACAGGTAAAAGGCTTAGGCGAAATGGCTGACAAAGAACTAAACGAAGTTGCTGACAAAGCCATGCAAGCATATGACGACTTGATGGACTTAGGTATGAATGTAGAAAGTCGTTACAGTGGTAGAGTATTTGAAGTAGCAGGTAATATGTTGAAAACAAATCTTGATGCAAAAATTGCAAAATTTGACAAAAAATTAAAGATGGTTGAATTGCAATTGAAGAAACAAAAAATGGATCAAGATAACTTTGGTGATAATGGTGGATTTACTGAAGGCGAAGGTTATGTTGTAACTGATAGAAACAGTCTGTTAGAAAAGCTCAAAGGCTTAGATAAAGATAAATAACATATAATAGGATCCTTACAATGAACAGTATTAAAGATATTTTAACAGAATCACACAGAACGTATCCATGGAAGATTGGTATTGCAGGTGCATTGCCAGAAGGATGCGAAGATAAACTTCGTAGATGCATGGACAAGTGGACAGTTGCTGAATGGAAAAAAGGTAGCAAAACACCTATCCAAGAACGCCCATTAGATTTTCCACAACTAGAAAATATTGATGTGCAATACTGGGATGCAGAAGTGCGCTATCCTACAACAAGAGATATTGTACAAGAATATATTGCACAGTGTTGCGATGTGCCAGCAAGTCACATTATTGTAAGACATCCTGAAGAACCTCAAGAGCAATATCAAGAAGCTAAAGAGGATAAAGAATACGAAACACTTCTAACACAAGAAGATATGGGCGGTGAAAGTGCTCAAAAAGATGCTGGACCACAGCGCATTATGGAATTGCTGAAAGAACTTGAAACAGCACGTAAAGAACGTGATGACAAAGATAGCGGTTACAAAATGGAACTTGTAAAAGAAGAACCACAAAACAATCAAGCTATTGTAGGAGATGAATCATGAGCAATAACATGCTAGATATTTTGAAGAACTTTGATCGTGCTTCAAACCCTGTGTCAGAATGTGGCATGGATGGAGGTGTATCATTACAAGCAAGTGATGCAGCACAAATGGCAGAAATTCTAAAAGCAATTGCAGGCGTAGAAGCAGGTGATAAACCTGCTATGCCTCCTATGGACAAACCAATGGACATGCCAATAGATATGCCAATCAAAATGAAAATGCCAGCACCAGAAGAATCAGAAGAAATGGAAGCGTATGGCGATGACATGAACAATGAGCCAGAAGAAGAATACATGGACATGGACGATGTTATCACGAGTGGAGACGACTTGCATCGCAAAAAAGATAAAAAAGCAATTAGGACAGCACAACCGGCTTTGGAGTCAATCAAGGATCGTTTGTGGGCAGCACTAAATGAGAAAAAAGATTGTTGTAATGATTGCGGTAATCCAAGTTGGAGAACACTACCTGAAGAGAAACAAAAAGGTGTTGATGGCAAAGTATGCTGGAAAGGCTACAAGCGCATGGGCACTAAGAAAAAAGGTGGCAAGACAGTAGATAACTGTGTAAAGATGTAATTCCCCCCAGGACCAACTCAGTAGCGCCTTCGGGCGCTATTTTTTTGACTAAATATTTTTATGAGTAAGTCATTAGACGGCGTATTAGTAAAAAAAGCCAACAAGCAAGAAACATTTACAAATGAACAAGTAGAACACTTGTTGAAGTGTATGGATCCTGAAACAGGATACCTTTATTTTGCAGAAAACTTTGCACATATTCAGCATCCAGTAAAAGGCAAGTTGTTGTTTGACCCTTTTGAATATCAGCTTGGTCTTATGGACAGCTATCATAGGTTTAGATTTAACATTAACATGATGCCTAGACAAACAGGTAAAACCACTTGTGCAAGCATCTACCTTGCTTGGTATGCGATGTTTACCGCAGATCAAACTGTCCTTATTGCTGCACACAAATACACAGGTGCGCAAGAGATTATGCAGCGTATTAGATACGTTTACGAAACTTGCCCAGACTTTATACGTGCAGGTGTTACCAGTTACAACAAGGGCAGTATTGAATTTGAAAATGGTAGTAGAATTATAAGCCAAACAACAACAGGCAACACAGGACGTGGTTTGTCTATCTCGCTACTATACTGTGACGAGTTTGCATTCGTACAACCTAATATTGCTGAAGAGTTTTGGACTTCAATTTCGCCGACACTAGCAACAGGTGGTCGTGCTATTCTTACAAGCACACCAAACAGTGACGAAGATACATTTGCTACTATTTGGAAACAAGCAGAAGACAAGTTTGACGAATATGGAAACGAAAACGATGTTGGTGTAAACGGCTTCCATGCTTTCCGTGCAGATTGGTGGGAACATCCTGACAGAGACGAACAATGGAAAAAAGAAGAAATTGGTCGTATTGGTGAAGAAAAATTCCGTCGAGAATATGGCTGCGAATTTTTGGTATTTGACGAAACACTTATTAACAGTTTGAAACTTGCAGTTATGGAAGGGGTCAGTCCTGTACTGAACATGGGGCAGACACGGTTTTACGAAAAGATTGATCCTAAGAAAAACTATGCAGTTGCATTAGATCCTAGTATGGGCACTGGCGGCGATTATGCAGCAATACAAGTTATTGAATTGCCCACATATAAACAGGTTGCAGAGTGGCAACACAATACAACTGCAATACCTGGACAAATACGTGTGCTAAATGATATACTAAAGTATATTGCTGAACAACGTGGCAGTGACAACGGTATATATTGGAGTGTTGAAAACAACGGATTAGGCGAAGCAGCACTGATTGTTATCAACGACTATGGGGAAGAAAACATGCCAGGACTCTTTATAAGCGAGCCTATACGTAAAGGACATGTGCGCAAATTCCGAAAAGGATTTAATACGACACACAGCAGCAAAGTTAGTGCTTGTGCAAGATTAAAAGTGATGGTTGAAAACGAACAACTCACAATCAAAAGCAAACCGTTGATAAGCGAACTCAAAGGATATGTAGCTACAGGTGCAAGTTATCAAGCAAAGCCAGGTGCAACTGACGATTTAGTAAGTGCGCTAATACTTGCACTACGTATGATTGCAGTAATGAAAGATTGGGATCCTGCAATTTACAATACCTTTGTACAAATTGAAAACGAAATGGAAGACTACGAAGCGCCTATGCCTATTTTTATAAGCAGCAACTTTTAGATAAATAATAATATGAAGAAGCTAGATCAAATATCAATAGATCTTTTTAATAAGATTAGAGGACGTTTTCAAGATGTAACAATCGGTGATGAAAACGGACAAGTTACAAATGTGCCCGAAGATGCACGTTTCTTTGACTTTGCATACGTTGCAGAAGGTACTGACTTGGGTAAAGTAAGTGTAGCACTAGATGCAGAAAAAGGAATTAGTGTGATTGTTGGTAGAGATTTAGTGCATGGACAAGTTGAAAGTATTCAAGATGGCTGGTACAACTTCTTAAAAGAACTTAGAGTGTTTGCCAAGAAAAGACTATTAAACTTTGAAGTTAGAGATATTAACAAAAGCAACTTAAACAAAAGAGATTACCAATTTTTAGCTCAGAACCGCAACGGAGAAAATACAATGGCCGAATCAAAAATGTACGGAAGCGATCGTACAAGTTTCCAAAAAGTAGGCAAAGCAAAAATCGCAATTAAACACAGTGCGCCTATCAATGTAGAAAGTGCAAGCAGTCGCACTAGCAAAATTGCAAAGATTTTTATTGAAACACCTGAAGGTGAAAAGTTTAAATTTCCTTACAAGCATCTAGCAGGTGCAAGAGCAATGGCATTGCATGTAAGCGAAGGCGGACATGCATTTGATGACTTTGGCAAGTATATCACAAGCCTAAGTGAAGAAATGCATAAAATTCGCAAGTTGAATACTTACATGGGTCGCAGCACTGTAATGGCAGAAACACTGGATCAATACAGTGACATTCTAAAAACAAGAGTTAGCGAAGTACGTAAAGAAATTTCAAACTTGCAAAAACCTGCATATTACAAAGAAGCAGTTGAAAACTTTGTTGCAAGTGAAGCAGTTGAAGTTCCAGATGAAGTTGCGGAAAACTGGATTGATCAACTGACTATCAAGCAGTTCAACGAAGAGCTAAAAGATGTGTTTCCGTATGTGTATAAACTAATTGGCGAAGGCACAAAAGCAGACGAAATAACACCAGATGATTTATTAGACGAATCAGGCTTACAATATTATACAGGTGTAAAAAAGCACGGTAAAGAATACATGAAAAAGGCTGCACAAGCAGGTCGTGAAGGCGCAAGTCAAGAAGAACTAGGACGTTTAAAAGACAAGTACAGCAAGGCTGAAAAGAAAAAAGAATCAGTAGAAGAAGAATTTGAAGAAGCAATGGATACACTAATGGGTCAGTTTGCTGAAGCACCAGAAAGCGAAGCAGGCGCAGAAGTATTCCACGATGGTACAACTATCTATCCTAAAGTAGGCGACAAAGTTGAAGTGTTCTATACTTCAACAGATGAAAAGCCAGACAACGCAGTAGGCATTATTGTAGGCCAAGGAGAAGGCAGACAACAGTGGAAGGTGAAATTCAAAGACAACGAAACAGGCCAAGTTGTAACTAATACATATAGTTCGCACGATGAATTTTATATTTTAGACGATGACAGAGACAACCCAGATCGTATTAAAGATAGAGAGCAAGGCGAACTGCCTATGCCAGGTGGTCAAACAAATCGTCGTAACGTAAAAGATCCAGCAGGGCAAGAAGAAGGCAATGCATATGCACACAAAGTACGCCAGGCTAAAATGAATGGCAAGAAAAAAGGCGACGAAATTGACGGGCCAGACGGCGAAAAAATAACACTAGAAAAACAAAAAACACCAATTGGGGAATTCATTCTATCTTACTTTGATAGAGAAAACGGTACTTTCCCAAAAGGCGAAACAGCAGTTCTTACCATGGTAGAAAAAGATTACGGTGAGCAATATGTGAAACCAGCTGCACAGTTTATGCAACAAGCAGAGGCAATGTGTAAGAGACGCAAAAAAGTAAAAGCAATGGATAGCAGATATCCAGAAACTGACAGAATCAAAGAGTTAGCCGGTTTAAACTAATCGGCTAACATATTGAAAAAACTTGACAATTAATACTTGACAAGATAAATAACTTTGTGTAGTATAAAAACTGTGCTACACATTATTAGGCACAAGCACATAGGCAAAATACAAGGAGGCATAACTATGGCATCATTAGCAGAGATTCGAGCAAAGCTCGCAGAACAAGAAAATCGCTCAAGCGGCAATAACAGCGGCGGTGGCGATAACGCAATTTACCCATTTTGGAATATGAAAGAAGGCGAGCAGGCAACACTGCGTTTCCTTCCTGACGGCAACGCTGACAATACATTCTTTTGGAATGAACGTCTTATGATTAAACTTCCGTTTAGTGGAGTTAAAGGTGACACAAGTTCACGTCCAGTTGTTGTAAATGTTCCGTGTATGGAAATGTACAACGAAGCATGTCCTATCTTACAAGAAGTACGTGGTTGGTTTAAAGATCCAAGTCTAGAAGACATGGGTCGTAAATATTGGAAGAAACGTTCTTATATCTTCCAAGGCTTTGTAGTTGATGATCCTTTGAAAGAAGATTCACAACCTGAGAATCCAATTCGCCGATTCATTATTGGTCCACAAATCTTCCAACTAATTAAAGCAGCACTAATGGACCCAGACATGGAAGAATTGCCAACAGATTATACTGCTGGTGTTGATTTCCGTTTGTCAAAAGGTACAAAAGGTGGATATGCAGACTATGGCGCAAGTAATTGGGCTCGTCGTGAACGTCCACTAGGTGATGCAGAAATGGCAGCAATCAATACACACGGGTTGTTTAATCTGTCAGATTTCCTTCCTAAGAAACCAGACGAAACAGCAGTCAAAGTTCTTAGTGAAATGTTTGAAGCATCAGTTGACGGTGAAGCATATGATGCAGATCGTTGGAGCCAATATTTCCGCCCTGCGGGAATGGCAGCACGTACAGGTGATCCTGTTGCAACGCCAACACCTGCTCCGACACCACAACCGACTCCTGCTCCTGTACAAGAAAGTGTAGTACAAGACACAGGCTGGCAAGATCCTGCTCCAGCAGCAGAACCTACACCAGCACCTGCTCCAGCAGCAGCACCTGCAGAAGAAAACGCAGGCGGTGCACAAGACATTCTTGCAATGATTCGTGCACGTCAACAATAATAGAAAGGGCTTCGGCCCTTTCACTTTGCTTTTTATAGGAGGACAGTATGGCTACAAAAGCATTCGATCCTAGTAAGTTTCGAAACAGTTTAACTAAATCTATTTCAGGTATGAGTGCAGGCTTTAATGATCCGCAAGATTGGATCAGTACAGGCAACTTTGCACTAAATTACCTACTTAGTGGCGACTTCCGTAGAGGTATTCCACTAGGCAAAGTAAGTGTGTTTGCAGGCGAATCTGGTGCAGGCAAGTCTTACATTGTGTCTGGCAACATTGTAAAGTCAGCACAAGAACAAGGTATTTTTGTTGTACTAATTGACAGTGAAAATGCACTTGATGAAAAGTGGTTGCAAGCACTTGGTGTTGAAACCACAGACGATAAAATTCTTAAACTAAACATGGCAATGATTGATGATGTTGCTAAAACTATTTCAACGTTTATGGATGATTATCGTGCAATGGACGAAGTAGATCGTCCTAAAGTGTTGTTTGTCGTAGACTCACTAGGTATGCTTATGTCACCAACTGAAGTAAATCAGTTTGAAGCA